GGTTGGCTAATTTAAGATTTTTGATTTCTCTAAGATCAATAGCGTCTTCTAGTTCTATACTCTGCTGCGCTAACGCGGCTTGTATATTGGCTTCTAATATCGCTTTCTCTTCGTCGTCTGGTGATAACTCTATAAATATACCGAAATCATACAAGTATAAATCTGACATTTCGTTTAACGTAGCAACGTTATGAACACCAAGACTTTTTACAAAGGCATCTCTAGTTGGAGAGAACTCTATAATATCAGATATTCTAAGCGATAAACATTCGCAAGTAGACCTTGTTAAAAATAATCCACCCTGTAATATATGTCTAGTCGCTGTGTTTGAATTAGCCGCCGCCATCTTTTGTACTCCCACTAAGGCTTTTGGATCTGGAACACTAGCGTCTCTAGCCTCGTTTAATCCCGTGGTATCTCTTATCATTTGTAAATAATAATTATAATTACCAATAAGAGATTGCATTTTTTGTCCACCAGCGCCACTAGTTATTTCTTGTATAGGTACTTTACCAGGATTCATATCACCTTCAGAAGTAAAGCTTCTACCTATCACCGACCCAGTTTGGAAGAACATGTTTAAAGCTTCTTGTGGATTGTAGTTTGTTCCGTTACCTAAATCAACCTCAGCCAAACCGTCAGCATCTAAATAAACTCCATCTGGAACCATTCTAGACATTACTTGTTGTAATTTTAAATGTGTTAATTGAATCATGTCAGCAAAACCTGTTATTCTGCTTACTAATGACTCTATTCTACCCTCGTACATACGTGGAGCTACTATAGAATAATTCATTTTTACTTTAGTAAAATTACTCTTTGAGCGCATCATGTTTTTAGACATTTCCCACTTTAACAATTTTTTTGTTCCCAAAACTAAGGCGCCCTCATACAAGCATTCTATAGATCTTGATTCTTTACTAAAGTTTTGTGATTCGTTTGGATTAAATGTGTCATCTTTTTCAATAGCTTTTTCAGCCCCAGTAGCTGTTTCTTTTATTTTGTAAACTTCATTCATGTAGGTCTTATAGTCAAAGTACAAAACTCTAACTTTATTATCGTCTCTTTCTTCGTTTACATTTTTATAAGTATTATAGTTACCTATATTTTTGCTGTTGTGCGATGTTATTTCTTTTAGATCTTCTTGCGTTAAGTGTGGGAATTGTTTTTTAAGTTCGTTAACAGGTATGTTTTTAACTTCTCCAACGTAATACACGTCTTCAAAATAAGGTGATTCAGAGTGTGAATAAACTAAATTCTCAGGATCGACATATTCAACTTTTGCTCCTTCAGACGTGTTGAAAGAGGTTTTCACAGCGCCTATACCTAAAACAGTTAGATCGTAATAAAATCTCTTTTTAATCAACTCGTACTTACTCCCCTCTAATAATACGTTTAAAGCTTGTTCTTCTGCTATCTCTACAGCTTGCTTGTAATTAATCTGCATATGAAGATCTAATTCTTCTTGAGAGTCTGGGAGTAATTCTGTTGGTGTGTTAAAGAGATCCATTCCAAACCTCTCTTTAACAAAAGTTTTTAATTCTTTTTGTCTCATATCTTCCATGATGGAGTTCATGTATTCAGTTCTTTTGCTAACTCCATAAGGATCTTGTGTGTAAGTTTTTATATCGTAAGTTCTATTTGCTATTCCGTTTACAACAATATCTACAAACTTAGGTATAATGGGAACTGGCTTCCAATCTAAGTTTAAATAACTTAAATCACCATTAATAGACAATTCGTCTTTATATTTTTGTATTGATTGTTCTCCTCTAGCGTACAGTCTTAATTGGCGAAAGTTGTTCCTATTGTGTACGTATCTACCACTGTAGTTGTCTTTGTCAAACCATTCTCTTTCTATAGCCTGAGCTACCTGAAGTCCATAATCATAACTTATTTTTTCTACATCACTAACTACTTGACTTGGAAACTGCTTCATATTAATTTTTTATTATTCTTGAAGTATTACCTTTGTTTGAATACTTAGCAATACTTATATTTAATTTTGGTTTTTCTATCTTCGCGTTTGGTCTATACAAATGTCTGTTGCAAGCCATAATGGCTAATCCAGAGCTTATAGATGCATCAAATTTTGTTCTTTTCGTTATATCAAACCTACTCCAATCGTTTAAGGTTTCGTTAAAATATATATTCCCGTAAACCCCATCTCCTAAATGCCCCACGTGACTTTGAATATACATCTCGATAGCAGCCGCGTGAGCTTGTTTAATGTCTTCACTTGAATTAGGTATTCCACCTATTTCTTTTTCTGTTACAGATAACTTATTCCAAAGTTTGTCAGGCCTGTTCATTGAGTAGCCTCGATAACCTCTTCTTCTTAAATGATATAACAATCTAGGCTTGTTGTTCTCACAAAGAAGCGGCATACCGTAAAACACCAACGCCATTAACACATCTTCGAAGAATATATCAGCCGTTTGAGGTCGTGCTACATATTCTAAAAACATATGATTAGGTGGGCAATCTTCCATTGAAAACTTCGTTAATCCGTGTAAAGCCCCATTTGATCCTTTACCATCCACCGTTCCTGATATATCGTAACTATCACATCCAAAAGCTCCCATATGTTCATTTGCAGGATACTTAATACCATTTTTTATAATAATCTTGTTTTGCATATGAATTGGTGGAAACCAACTTACCTTAAACCTACCTTTAGGATCTGGATAAAATATAACTTGTGTATCTTTTATGCCGTTAGCCCATTGAAAGTTACCCGTGCTTATATTGCCTTGAGCACCTATTCCTTCGTTATAATCTATTTGTTCATATATCTTAACTAGATTAAAAATACTATTCTTAGCCTCGTCTCTAAACGCATGCTCTGTAGTTCTTGGAAACTGACGGTAAAACTCATTTAAACCGTCGTGATCAGATTTTAGTCCTTCGGCCTCGTTATTCCAGTGCTCTATTATACCTACATCAATTAATTCGCCATCTGGTCCGAGCACATCATGATCTGGACTATCGAAAACTGGATATCCGTATTCATCAATAAATCCTTCGTAGTTCCACTCCATTGGGATAAAAAGAGAATATAAACCAGATTTTGTTTGTCCATTACGATTTCTTGAGGTAACGTCTGAAGCATTGTATAGTTTTTTAAAGTTGTCTCCTCCTTTGTCAAGGGCGTTAGAAGTTGAGCCCATCATACACTTTCCTACTATTCTACTACCTAATCTTAAACAAGTTTTTGTAACCCTCCAATTGTTTAATATATTATCTGGTCTTTCCCATTTACCACTTTCATCATGAACTAACAAACTTAGTTTCTCCCCATCATAACTATTGTCTCCCGTGTTCTTCCAATCAATAGTCGTGTCTAATCCTTTAATATCTTCGAGTTGCTCGTTCGACGTGATCTTCTTTCTCGTAAACTTACTAGCGGGTACACGATAAGCCAACTCGGATTTTGGACGATCCATTCCATCTTGTATAGGTTTAAAAAAGAACGGATAGTTAATTGATATAGGAACAACCTTGTCTGTAAACATTTTTTTCGCATCTGCACCAGTTTTTGATAATATACCATATCTACTATCACTTGATATAGTGGCTAAATTAACTGTTTCAGCAGAAGACATAAAAGAGAATCCAGATCTTCTGTTTTTAAGATAACACATTCCGTAACATCTTTTGTCCGCTTTACAAGCTTCCCAGAATATAAAGAACAATCTGTTTGCTTCTCTAAAATCTGGAGCTCCAACATCAATTTTACTCCATTGTAAATACATATAGTGCGTACCAGTTATCCAGGTTGGTTTACCATTATTCATAAACCAGAAACCCTCCTCTCGTCGTTTAAATTCTTCGTCTATGTAATCGTACCATTTTTCTTTATTGCTTTCCGGATAACTCCTCCAATCGAATATGTTTTTGATCCTCTGGAGCTCTTTAGGATATTCCTGCTTAACCCACTTATTCTTTGGATGCGTATATACTTCTTTAGGTGGTTTCGGTAGCGCTATAATTAAATTTTGTATCTCTATAATTTCACCTATAACTCCATTGTGTGATAACACAATTAAGTCGTGTTCTTTATTGTAGCCGTACTTCCACTTCTTACCTCTATTCATTCTGGTAACAGTGGTTCTTTTTATCGGTTCAACCGTATTAACTAAACTTTGCTTGTACATTATTTAGATCTACCTTCTGCGAATCCTTTAAAGACTTTTTTCTCTGCCTCTTCAGGTGTTTTGCCCTCGAGTAAGTTCTCTTCTTCTTGGATTCTTGTAAGTATTTCGAATGCGTCAAATATAGCTAGTTTTTTAGTAGCTGCGGCATTTTTTAATCTATCTGCTGATATATCGTCGTCTGAATCTACAATCGGTTCTTTAGCAACTTTAATCAGTTCTTCTACTGCTTTCTGCCCAGCTTGGATTATACTCTTCTTCGTTTCCTTCGTATTCATATTTAATTGTAATAAATTGTGTCATAACTCTATATAGTCTCTTTCCATCGACTACAAACTCGTATGTTGAAAAAGGTGTGAAACCTACTAAATCTCCTTTTTCGTAAGAACCATCAGTATACTTAATAATACCAACGCATGGTTCTTCTTGGTCTACTCCTAGATGTTTTCTTTCCTTGATAGGTTGTACAAAGCAATATCCCTTAGGAGCTCTCCACTCTTCGTTTCTTTTGTATAAAAAAACTTGATCTTCTTTTACAAGATAAGTGTTTTCGTTAAAATAACTTCTACTATTCTTTTCTTCCCCTCTTACGTCTAACCAACGTCTAAACACGTTGTGATGTGTTATAATAGTATCTCCAGGCTTTACTTTCGTTTTAAAAGCTGTAGGAACCGATTTAACAATAGCCTCTCTATTTACGAACTCATGATTGAATATCTCTGTGTTTAATATAAGATCTTTATCACCAACTTTAGTTGTATTGTTATATCTGTTTCCTTTTGGCTCTATAACAAAGTCAAAAGGCGCTTTCATTAGTACTCTAAGTTATATTCTATAGATACCGCCATGTTTTTATTAAAGTCCTTCCATGGTAGCACGTCTTTATTTTTCCTAATATAAATAGAATACTTATCTTTCTCTTCTATTATATCAGATATTGTATGTCCACCATAAACTTCTTGACCAACAGCATAGTGCATAGCGTTTTCTTTATAATCTTTACCTACGGTAATCTTTCTAATTAGTTTGTTCATTTCCTGTATGATTTATAGTACCATCTTGAATGTTAATATCAGCTGTACCATAAGTCTTTTCAAAGTCCTGTTGTAGTAAACTTAACTGTTGTTGTAACGTGGATATGTGATGTAAAATATTATGCTTCTTACTTTCCATAGAGCCTATTTCTAATTGAGCTCTATTCATATCGTTAATTATAGATTGTACTTGATTTAATTCTTCGTTTGTAATTTTAGAAGGTTTTTCAGCCTTCAACTCCTTGATTTTCTTTGTTGTGTTCTTTGCCATTTTATTTAATTTAAATTAATTATTTGTTTTATTTTATCCTCCCCAAGACTCACACGATAATATTAGTGTGATAGGGCTAACGTTGTAAAGTACGTCGTCATCTTCTATAGCGTCAACGTTTGCTTTTGTTAAAGTTATTTGTGTTGCGGAGTCAACAGTTTTGATAGTACCAAGCACAGCGTCATCTACAGCGTGTATAACATCTCCAGGCGCAAATAATAAAGTCGCGTCTTTAGTATCTAGTGTTATTACTGTTTGTGTTCCAGCCGCAAAATTAGCTTCGTTAACTTGAACTGTGGTTCTGAAATCTAAAGCACCTTTAGCCACAGCCGCTACGTATAAATCACCATTAACTGGTATGTCTAAACCTGATTTCGTAGCTACGTTCAAATATATTAAATCCCCGTCGTTAAAGTCGCTAGCAGCGATAGATACGTGCCCGCATAGATTATTAAACCAACCTGGAGTATCTACAGCGGCGCCTGTCGTTCCTAATGTAGTGGGTACTACGTCTACGCTAACATTTACACCATCGTTAGGTGTTGGGATATGACTTGTCGCAAAGAACAAATCAATACCTACCATTGTTTGATCCGCTCCATTAGTACCTCTAACAATACATTGAAGCCCACTTATTGAAGATACTTTTCTCGCATCTATTTTATGCCAATCAAAAAGTATTTCAGTATCCGCATAAGCAGCGGCCTGTATACTAGCCGGCATAACCGGGTTTACTCTTTTGTATATTTTACTCATTATTTTTTTACTTTTTCTAGTGATCTACCGCCGAAGTAAGCACCGATCACTGTTATTAATACTAATTGTAATAGATCAACCCAAGTGTCTTTTACTTCAAAAGCTAAAACACCAGCATCAATAAATATCATTAACACTGTTGCTACAACTAGAAATATAAGAACTAAAGGCCTTATGTTTTTTGATAACCAAGAGTCAGAGTTCATATCCATACCCCATCTGTTAGAGACCTCTTTTTGCATTTGAGCCTCGTAACCCATTATCATGTCTTTTATTTTCTTTTCAGCTTCAAGTTTTTCTTCCTTAGAAGTGTGTAGATTGTCTAAAACTCCACCTACACCTTTGACTAATTCAGTAGCCCCACCTGAAAATATTTTTCCTAATATATTCATTATTTATTATTTTATTCCCAAGGCATTTTTTCCCATGGAAAAGATTTGTCACCTTCTGGTAACATTTGTCCGTTGTAATTAATCATTCCGTCTTTCCTCTCGTATATATTACCGTCCCATTTTATGTGGTTGTCATCGTAGGCTAATTTGCCTGTTTTCATGTCCTTCATATGTACCATCTCATGCATTAGGATTTGACGCTCTTGTTCGCTTCCCGGCTCGACTTTATGACTTATGAATATACTACCATCGTTATTAGCCTCGCCTAATATACCTTGCTCGAGATCTTTTCTTAAAACAGGCGTACCAGGTATAGATGAATCAGCTTGTTTAAACGACAGTCTTGATTCAACTTGCCCCCTATTAAGTGTTGGTCCTCTTGATGATCCTAGTTTAAACGCCATATTATCTGTCTTTATCTTTAATCATGTCATCTATAGCTTTATTGTAAACTTTATCTGTGTATGATTTATTATTATAAAAAGTACTTCTTTCTGACACTGGTAAATCTTCTTCACCTAACAATACTCTATATATTCTACTTATTAACTGAGAACATTTGAATGATGTTTTAAATATCGAGTACTTTATTGTTGTTCTGTTTCTGTGTCTCCAGGTTTCTATCCAACCTAATCTTTTTAGTTTTTCCCAACGGTTCTTATCCCAACTCATGGTATAAGTACCATCTATAAACTCTTGTCGTGTAAATCTTCCTTTACAATCTAAATAAATTAATAATTCTAAATCTGCATCTGTTAACCCGTAAGTCTTACAGGCCC